TTTCGCAAACACCATGTAATTATATAAAAATCTATCTCTTTCATCTGGTAATTTAATACCAGTTTTTTCAATGTCTCCACAAATTAAACCTAAACAAGGTGGTCCATCTTCAAATTCAGGTGATTGATTTTTTAGCTCCCGGTTTATTAGTGTTGTACCTAATTCTTTCAATTGATCAGAAGACTGCGAATTTAAATTTACAACTTTTATAAAAGTTTCAAAATCTATTTCTTCACCATCTGGTTTTACAGCTACTCTGTCTTTTTTATTGTAATAAGGTAGATTAATAAAATTACCTGATGGTCTTTTACCATCGCTGGAATCTAGTGAGGTTTGCTTTGGATATATTTCTGTCTTAGAAGGCAGTCCAAATATAAATAATAGTTTTTCCAAAAACTCTCTTATCTCTGATGCTTTTATTTTTTCTTTTGCAAAAACATATAAATGTAATCCACCACTTTTAGATTTGACTGGAATTACAGGTAGATTCTTTTCATCTATAATTTTTAAATATTTTTCTAATTTAAAATTTGTATAATTTTTAGGATCAATATCTATGGCACCAAATATTGCCTTACCCTCATCATCGCACGGATTTATACCAATAGATTTTTTACCTGATAAATGCTCTTCATAATCCTTATTTGAAATTTCTTTTTTAGCCCATCCATAATCTTTGTGATCAAATTTTATTTTTCCAAACTCATCTTTGTATCCATTTTGTACGTTGCAGAAACCATAATTACGTTTTAATCCTGTGAAATATTTTATAAATTCATCCATAATAATTTGGGCGGGTCCACTCTCGCTTCCCCGCCCGACTGGCCAGCGTACTTATTAAAGTACTCTGTTAGATAACATCTCCTCCACTGGAGTTGCTATCATATTTTGGTTTAGCAGAACCTTTTGCTACAGTTTTTTGTAACTCTTGTGCTGCTATATATAAATCAGCGTCAGATTTATTTGATACATCTAACATTCTAACCTTAGATGGCTTGTATACATGCCAACTTTTGCTGCCGGCAGTTTTACCAACTGTTTTTAAGTTGAATAAAGCTGAGTAGGCTGCTGGTTGAAATGTGCCTTTATCATCTGACACTCTTAAATTAGTAATCAGATTGTTTAGCTCCCTTGCAGGTGACAGGTTAGATGATCTCATTGTAATAACAGCTGGCCTTGATTCGCCATCCATTAAAACAATTACATAGAAGTAAGCAGTTTTTTCAACATAGTTTCCGTTTGGTAACCTGTATCTACCGTTCCTTTCTTCTACCGCATCTGTTGGAATATGCATGTGAGTTCCAACTGGTGCCGACGCACTGTCTCCTCTTTCTTGCCACTCAGGGTATCTAGTTTGCACGTGAGAGACGACAACGTCTATACCTTTTCCTTCACCATCTATAAGTGATCCAAAAGAAGATGCATAAATCATACCAGGTTTAGATCCTTGTACATACTTTGCATCTCTTTCATTACACTCTGGAGATAGTTGATGAAGAATTTTCAAGATAGGTGTAGACACATCATCTTGTTTTATCTCCTCCGCGCCTTTTTTAGAGTCGCCTCTTAGGCTTATTGTAGCTAATGCACCTGCATCAGCTTTCTTTGCTAATTGACTTTCCATATGACCTCCTATTATTTTATTAGTCTATTAGGTTATTTTTTACTTTTTACTTTTGTTTGATTTCCATCAAACGTCCAAAATAGTTCTTCGGGAATTTCATTACCTTTACTCTTATATTCCTCCATAACTACTTTAAGAGTCGAGGGATGAACTGATTCTTTTTGAGAGGGTTCATACCCTTGACCCTTTGCAAGGGTAGCATACGCCATTGCCTTGTTTTCTTCGCCACGGCCAAAAGTAACGGTAATATCGTTTTTAACAATATCACCATAGCCGTTATTTCGAAGCCATTGAAGTGCCTCTGCTTTTTTATCAGCTTTTATTGTTGCACTAAATACTTTTTTAATTGAAAGTTCTGATCCATCTTTTAACTTTAAAGTAGATAGATTCATCTTATCCATCATTTCCGGAATTACTACACAACTAAAATGTTTTTCATCTTTTTTAAGATCTTTTACTTGTGCTTCTAATGTATCAATTTGATTTTGAATAGATTTTAATTTTTCTATTTCTTCAGATAATTTAACAGGATCAATTATATCGCTTTGATCCGGAGCATCGCCTCTTAAGTCAATCATTTTCTTTCCTATATATATTTTTATTAGTTTAATTTATTTAATAGCACTTGTGTATATAGACAACTTTAAAACTATGTCAACTACTTTTGATGAATATTTATTTCTATCGAATAATATGTTTTTTCTTGACGGTCCCATTTTAATAGTTTGAATTTTCCATTAGTTATGTCACAAACAATTGAACATACTACACCTATAATCGCTGGATCTCCGGATAAAAGAAGGTAATCATCTTCTGTAAAGTTCTTTAGAAGAGTTCTAAGTTTTATAATTAAAGGTCCTGGTGATAGAATCATCTGTGAAAATTCCGGTAACACAGTTACAATATCACCATATTTTTTCGCGCCTAAAATATTATACTTTGGTTCACCTTTTGCGGTGCCTGGTATTTCTTGAGTTAAATATACTTTTGACATTGACTTTTTTCTTTCAACCTATATATAGGATATTAGAAAGAAAAGTAAAGTATGTTTTATAAATTTAAGACTAAGCCGTATCAGCATCAGCTAGATACTTTAAAAGATTCTTGGGACAAAGAAAACTTTGCCTATTTTATGGAGATGGGTACAGGTAAATCTAAAGTCCTATTAGATAATGCAGCTATGCTATATGATAAAGGGCTTATTAATGGATTATTATTGATAGCACCAAAAGGTGTTTACAAAAACTGGTATGATTCTGAGATACCTGCACATTTACCGGATCATATAGAAAAGAAAATGGTTCTGTGGAAAACATCAGATAAATCATTAAAACAGAAAAAATTGTTGAATACCTTATTTGAAACTGGCACAGATTTTCATATTTTAATCATGAATGTAGAGTCCTTTTCTTCTGGTAATGGCGGTGATTTTGCATATAAATTTTTATCTTGTCATAAAGGTATGATAGCAATTGACGAATCAACAACAATTAAAACTCCTACTTCTAAAAGAACTAAAAATATTTTAGCATTAAGATCTCATGCGAAATATAGAAGAATTTTAACAGGATCACCTGTAACTAAATCACCTTTAGATTTGTTTAGTCAGTGTCATTTCCTTGATCCCTGGCTCCTGAATCATCAATCTTTCTACACGTTTAAAGCAAGATATGCCGTCACTAGAAAAATACAGGTTCAAGGTAGACAAGTAGAAATAGTTGTGGGCTATAGAAACTTGGCTGAATTATCTGAAAAAATAAAACCTTTTTCAAAAAGAATATTAAAAGAAGATTGTTTAGATCTGCCACCTAAAAGTTATATTAAACATACAGTTGAGCTAACTAAAGAACAGAAAAAAGTTTACGATCAGATGAAAAAAGAAGCAGTAGCTTTTCTTGACGGTAAAATGCAATCTTCTGCAACAGTTATGACTCAATTAATGAGACTGCATCAAATAACTTGTGGTCATTTTACAGCTGATGATGGAACTATAAAAGATCTTCCTTGTAGTAGATTAAGTGAGTTGATGAGTATATTAGAAAATGTAGAGGGCAAGACTATTATATGGTCTCACTACACTCATGATGTAAAAAGAATAATTGCAGAAATAAAAAGAGTGTATGGAGAAGAATCTGTTGTGGATTATTTTGGAGAAACAGATCAAGAAAATAGGTCAATTAATATAAAGAGATTTCAAACGGATGACAAGTGTAGATTTTTTGTAGGAACTACACATACGGGCGGGTATGGTATCACATTAACAGCTGGTAGTACAATGATTTATTTTTCAAATGGTTATGATTTAGAAAAAAGACAACAGTCAGAAGCAAGGATAGATAGAATAGGTCAAACTGAAAAAATGACATACATCGATATTTTATCTCAAGACACAATTGATGAACACATTGTAAAAGCGTTACGTAATAAAGTTAATATTGCTAATACAATTATGGGTGAAGATATAAAAGATTGGATTTAAAAAAATCCTTTATCAAAAACTTTTTCCAACAGCAGAAGTGATACTGCCCCAACAGTACCCAATAACACCCAATAGATCTTGTCTATCTTACCGCCCAAATCGTGTATACCATCATGCATATGTTGAACATCTTTTTTTAATCCTGTTATATATCCGTATATGGAAAGCAAATGCTCTCTTGTTGTTTTGGGTTTTAACTTATCACCATTAGGCATTATACTAATCCTCTTTGTCTTAATCTAATCTGTTTCTCTTCCTCTGATAATAAAGCGTTTTCGATAGGCGTCAATCCCTGATTCGTGATGCCTGGAGCTGGGGCCATGGCTGTCTGTACAACTGCTGGACTTGGCATTGGTTGTTGTGGTAATGGTAAAGATGCTACAGGTTCTGATTCATCTTGTAAATAATCCTCTACATTTATAAACTCATCAAAGTCGTCCTCAAAAGATAAACTTTTTAAATCTAACACGATATCGTTAATATCCATCAAGGCTTCTAAATAAGGATTCGATATACCTAGTTTATCAGACCCTTGTCTAAATTCTCTTTTAATGCTATCTGAAATAGTATATGGATCAAAAATATCATTATTCAATCTATTGAAATCTTTTGTTAATTGTCTTTCTCTAAATTCTTTTCTTAATTCAAAATCATCCACACCTAATAATTCAGCAGCTTCAATATCTTTTTTTAATTCTTTTTGAACTAAAAATTTTGCTTTATTAGCTTGTATAAATCTTCTTATAATATCGTTGGGTGTTTTTATTCCACCCTTTAATACTGATTCTTCACCACCTGTAAAAAGTCCTCTCGCTTCTCTAATTCCTTTTTGATATCCAGCTAACTTAAATCCCATTGATTTTATCGGATCTACTTTAACTTGTCTGTATCCTAAAAAACCCGTAAGTTCATCAGGCAATTCAAAAAATTCACCTCTTTCAGAGGGTTTGTCTGTAGCAGCCTGATAAATTCTTGTAAGTGTTGGATATGAAAAAGGAATTAATGATTCGGCAACGTGATCAATGCTATTTTTAATTGCGGTTCCAGGTTCCGTTTTAAATTGTGTGTCAGTATATATTTGTCTTCCATCTCTGGTTCTTCCTTCTCTTACAAATATGTCTGCTAAAGCCTGTGTATAAATAGCCTCTGATACAAAAGGTGACGCAAGTTCTCCTGCAGATTCTGCCATTCCATTTAACAATCCTTTCATTAAAACATCCTCATCAGTTATACCTTGTTGAATATTATTTAATAAAGTTTGTACAGGTCTTATTGCAGTGTCATATGCGTTTCCGTGACTAAAATCCACATATTTTAATTCACCTGTTTCCTCATCTCTAATTGGTAAAATTGTAGAATTTTTAGACCACTCAGGTAAATATCTTTTTAAAGCATCTAGTTCTTCATTAGTTACATCATACAACGCTTGAAATCCTTTTTGCACTCCGTATGGAGCTGCAGCTAAGACTGTTGTTAAACCAAATAATCTTTTGAATCCAATAGATCTAAGAGCAGGATCTTGTATTTCTTTAATTCCTCTTTGTGCAATATTTGTAGTTGTTCTTAAAATTTCTGAAGGAAACGACATAAATGTTCCAAGAGGTAAACGTCTTAATAGTTTCACAGTGTCTGATACATATGCATAATTAGGCACTGTGTTTCTAACAATATTAGCCGCCTCTTGATCTAAAAAATCTTCTGTTACTTCTCTGCCTACTTTTTGATATGCTGTTTTTAATCTATTTCTTTCAATTGCAAAATTAGCAATTTTAAAAAAATCATCCTCTGCAGTATATAAATCCTCTGCAAATTTCATTCCTTTTTTAGCTCCTCTTTTACCAAGACCAAAAAGTTTTCTACCTAAAGAAGATAAAGGCTTATCCAAATCTATGTTGTCTCCAAATCTTACATCTTTTAAAAGATTTTTTATGTCTCCTAATTGTACTTGTGAATTTACGACACCTAATCTTAGTAATTTTCTGTATCTAATATTTGCCGCTTCTGATCGGGTTCCCACTTGTAAAGGACCAAACGCTTCAGCAAAGGCTTTTGCTGTTTGCTTTGGATTAGTTACCATATCTACCATCACACCATTTGCCGCTGAAAATCCTGTTGCAGAAAAAAAATTTCTAAAGTGTGTTACAGGTGATAAAATAGTTTTTGCTATCTGAGCTAATCCTTTTGGAGCAAGTAATAAATTTCTCCATGCAAAGTTAAAAGCTCTAGC